CCAATTGTTTAATATATTATTTGGCTTAGTCCACTTTCCACTTTCATCATGCACAAGATGTAATAACTTCTCACCATCATAAGAGTTGTCTTCTGTATTCTTCCAATCTATAGTAGTATCCAATCCCTCCATCTCATTATCATCGGACTCATGCATATTCTTTTTTGTAATCTTAGATGCAGGAATCCTAAATGCTAATTCAGTCTTTGGCTTATCCATACCATCCTGAATAGGCTTGAAGAAGAATGGTAATCTATTTGCAATAGGTACAACCTTATCCGTAAACATCTTCTTAGCATCAGCACCTGTCTTAGATAAAATACCTAACCTTCTATTCTTAGATATTGTTCCTAAGTTTACAGTCTCAGATGAAGCCATAAAAGAAAATCCTGAACGACGTATCTTTAGATATGTCATACCAAAACATCTAGGGTCTGCCTTACAAGCTTCCCAAAAAATAAAGAATATTCTGTTTGCTTCTCGATAGTCAGGATAACCAACATCAATACTTGTCCATTGCAAGTACATATAGTGAGAACCTGTAATATAGGTGGGGTCTCCATTGTTCATAAACCACGCCCCATACTCACGTCTATCAAACTCACTTTCTATATAATCAACCCATTTGTTTTTAAAATCAGATGGCATATCATTCCATTGGAATATGGATTGTATCTTATCTAATTGATTAGGTAGTTCTTCTCTTTCCCAATATTGCTCAGAGCGTTTATCACTTCTCTTTATAATATCTTTTGGTAATAAAGGTAAAGCAATAGTAAGCCCTTCAATACTTATTATATCTCCAATTTGACCTGTCTTAGATATGATAACCATATCGTACTTCTCATCATATCCATACAACCATGTACGTGCTCCATTCTTTTTGGAGATTACACTTGATGGGACATACTTATCTAGTACCCTATATAAACTATTTACTTCTTCGTTCAGCAAAACCTTGTTTAGTATCTATTTGTTTAACACCACGACCCGACATCTCAATACTTTCTTTTTCTGATTCTATTCTAGTAAGAATCTCAAACGCATCAAATATGGCTAGCTTCTTTGTTGCTGCTGCATTCTTTAATTTATCTGCAGCCAAGTCGCCATCCATAGATTCACCATTCTTAATAATGCTTTCTTCTGCAACACGAATAAGTTCCTCTACAGCACGATGACCTGCTTTTATAATCCTAAGCTTAATGTCTTTTATATCTTTCTCTTCTTGCATATTACAATACAATTGCTATCTGATGGGTAAACATTCTATATAGTTTTTCACCATCAACATTAAATTCATATTCACTTTCAGGATGGAAACAAACTTTGTCTCCTGCTTTCACTCCTTTAGATATTAATTCCTCGCTAGGATATTTCATAATACCCATTAATGGTTCTTCCTTGAATGGTTTCATTATATAAGATTCAGTAGGAGGTATTGGTTTAACAAAACAATATCTATCGTGAGCGTGCCAATCTGCATCTGACTTGTACAAAAAGAATTGGTCAGGTTCTATAAAGAATATATCATCTTTAAAAAAACTTCTTCCACTTTTCTGACGACCCTTCATATCATTATAATATTTAAAAACATTGTGGTGTACCAATAAAGTATCGCCTGCTTTTATAGGACCATCATAACCAAGAGGTATAGATATAACTTCAGCCATACGATTAGAATACCTGTGGTCTTCTTCTGATGTGCTAGTTATAAATTCTATTCCTCCTATTTCTTTTGTATTATCATACCTCTTCCCTTTAAGGGGTTTGGCTATAAAGAAGAATGGGGATTTCATTTAAAGTCTATATTATATTCTACTGATACAGGGATAGTTGATGTGAACTCTTTCCAAAGAACAACTTCATCATCTGCTTCAATCCATATTTGGAATGAACCAAAGTTTTCTTCATATTTAATTAAATGAATTACATGGCTATCGCCTAGAACTTTTTGCCCTGTTATGTAATGCATAGCCCCTGATTTATAATCAGGTCCTATAGATATTTTTCTAATTATCATTTGATTCTATTCTTATTATAACTAAATTTGTATTTACAAATATACTAATTAATAAAATATATACTATTCAGCTATCATTTCTTTTTGATTATAATGAAAAAAATAATTATAATAGGTACATATCCTAACACAAAAGATAAAGAGAATATGTTATCTGATTGCATTGATAGATTATCAAGAATAGGTTATGATTTAATGATTGTATCTCACTATCCAATCCCCGAATATATTCAAAATAAAGTTGATTTTATTATTTATGATAAAGAAAATACTTTAGAACCATACCATCTTACTCCTGTATACCATTATTATGCAGATGATTTTACTGTAGAAGTAAGCAATCAGGGTCACATAACAACTGTATGTAGAAATATAAATAATGGTTTAGGATTAGCTAAACATCTTGGATATGATTTTTTCTATCATATTGAAAGCGATAATATATTTAGTGATGAAGATATTAAGAAGCTTGACGAATTAAGTGAAAAGATGTTTAATCAAAATAAAGAAATGATTTTATTTGGATATAACCATGATGGTATTCAAATATATGAATCACTTATCTTTGGAGGTAAACCATCATACTTTTTACATAACATGCAATTACCATTGTATGTTGATGATTTTGAAAGAATGAATGTAGATTACACATTAGAAACAACTTTTTATTCTAACTTAAAATCAAATGAACATGAGTTTCTGATTATAAATGAACCTTCAGATTCTTTCTTTAATACTAGTGAAATAAATAAAGTAAATAACTTTTCGCAAATAGAAATTCTATATGATGTAGTAAATGATAGATATGTATTATGGATTTCTAATTTAATACAAAATAAAAAATCAATTTATGTTACTATAGATAACTCCGAAGAATTTGAATTAATACCAAACGGATGGACAATATTACCAATACTATCTGACAATCCTATTAATATAAATGTCAATGAAAATGGTATTATTAAAAATAAAATTTTTAAATTTACACCTGAAGATAAAGTTTTTTATTCCAATAAAGCAACAATTTTATTTAATTAAACTATGATAAAAATAAATAAAAATAGAATAGAGTTACTATTTGAAATCTGTTCTGAATTTCCTAAAGGCAAAGGAGCCGAAGTCGGAACATTTAAAGGAGAGTTCTCAAGAGATATTATTAGAAGATGGTTTGGTACACTATATATGATAGATGTATGGAAAGGTCTTGGTGATGAATACGAAGATGCTAGTAACCACAAATACTTTTCAGAAGGTGTATATGGTGATGCAATGAGAAACATTGATGGATTTGAAGACCAAGCAATAATGATTAGAGCATCATCAAAAGTTGCAGCAGATATATTTGAAGATGAAAGTTTAGACTTTGTTTACATTGATGCAAATCATGCTTATGACTTTGTAGTAGAAGATATTAAACTTTGGTATCCTAAAGTAAAGAAAGGTGGGTATATATGTGGTCACGATTATATTGATATGGATTGGTCTGCAGATTCTAATTTTGCAGAGAATGGTAAAGATAAATATATATGGTGGGATGCCAATCACTATAATGGTAAATTTGGTGTTAACCCTGCAGTAGATGAATTTTGTAAAGAATATGGATATGAAGCAAGTGTAACAAACGAATGGTTTGGTACATGGGTAGTTAAAAAATAATCATGGCGAATATATGTGTAATAGTTTGTTATGATGACAGCTATAGCAACATGGCTGAAACAACTGTAGGTTTAAACATTAAACCATATTGTGAGAAACATGGTTATGATATTTATATAGATAGATATGAAAACTATGATACTTCAAGAGCACCTCAATGGCATAAGATTAAGGTGTGCATGGAGGTATTACAAACCAATAAATATGATTGGGTATTCTTCATAGATACAGATTGTTTAATAATGAACTCTAGTATTAAACTAGAATCAATAATAGACAATCAGTATTCATTCATACTTCCTCAACATAGAATGCCTGCTGAGGATACACCTATTATTAATATTCCTGAAGTTCAGAATATAATCACTAGCCAATTTTTTGTTAAAAATGATGCAGATGGATTATCTATATTAAATGCTATTTGGAATGCCAATAGTAATATTGATATTAATAAGTTTGATTATGATGGTAGAGGTGTAAGGATTGTTATTAATAGTGGAGAGTTTAATCATAAGATTAAAATTGTAGAAGAACATTTATTAAATAGGTTTTGGTATATGAATAATCCATTTATGACAATGTATTTTATTGGGATTAATGACCATGTTTGGAAACCAAAGGATTTTATAGTACATGTAACAGGTTATAAAACAGAAGAGAGAACTAGGTTATTAAGTGATATTAATTATTTTGCAGAATGAAATCAAAAAAAGCCTATATACTTTACGCCAACGAGAGATACTTTGATATTATATCAATGTGTGCTAAATCAATAAGAGAGTTTAGCGACTTACCAATAATTGTTTATTTATTAAATTCTGAATTAAAAGTTGATATTCCTAATACAATAACAATAAATTGGGAATGTAATGTGTCTGAAGTTTCTAATGATATGTATCATCCTTCAGATGAAAACTTTTATATTAATAGAGAGCATGGGAATATTTATAGGTTATTGATACAGCGTCCTGCTGTAACACTA